CTCTACCAGAGTACCGTACAACAAAACACTGTCGAAATTGTCGCCAAGCCACGTAGTGCTGGCGGTCACAATTGATTCTGGGTAATAGTAATAATGTAGCTCTACGTTGTAAACCGCATCTGGGGTTGGGCCTAGGATAAACGAGAGTTCGTTTGTAATCACGCTGGACACCACTGTCGGGCCGAACAAGGCGTAGTACTTAGGGATGGCAGTATCTGTCGGACTTGGGTACGCCTGTCTTATGAAGTTTACATCTTTGTTCAACAAATATTCATACGCGCCGGTGCCATCAATCACGGCCATTGAATAGACCGCTAAGAAATCATTTGGGCAAGCTAGATATTTGTTGCTTGTAGATGTGACACCAGTTACGTTTTTACGTATGGATGGGAACTGAACGGAGTTGTAAATGCGCTGCTCCGCCTGCTTAATGAACGTATTCATATCGGCAGTGGGGAACGTGTTCTCTGTGTAATCAGAGACGGCGGTTACAAGCCCCGTATAGTTCACGCCATCGGCCCCCGAGCCATTACGCCTTTAGTGGCTGCGCCAGTACCACGGATTTTAATGCCAGAGGTTTTAGGAGCGGGATAGTCATCGCGGCTGATGTTTCCAACAGACATATTTACATCGTTGGCCTTCATGCGGTTACCACCTTGGTAGCCACTGTTCTTGATGTCCACACCAGACTTACCGTCCATGGTATGGGGTTCAGCATAGACTTCAGCTTGGCCGACTTCTTTGCCGCCAACCTTTTTGCTAAATTTAGCCATATCAACCGCCTTTTTTGTAGGTGAAAGAAGACTTCTTCTGATTGGCAACCTTAGCCAAACCACGACCCAACTGCTTCATTTGCAGATTGGTCTTGCCACCTTTGGCCAATTTGGTCATGGGTTTACCGGGGTGCATTGCTTTCTCGTGCTTATGCACGGCACCAGCAATCATTTTCTTGTCCTGTTTCAAATCCGCTTTGTCCATATTAGACTCCTAAGTTACGCTTACCGTTACTGTACCAAGTTCTATAGTCAACACCAAGTTATTTGGCGTAAGAGCAGCATCAAAATTTCTAGATCCGCCAACTGGGTTCCATCCCCACTGAAATACTCGACTCCCTGCTTCTGGGTAACCGAAGCCATCTGGGGCCGTACTATTAGTCAACAAAATCTGTAAACCGTTCTGACCCGAAACTTGGTAGCTCACATCAGGACGTGGCTCACGCACAGCTTGCGGATCGTTAACTGGGTACATACCCAACTGCAACTGTGGATGATCTGGATCCCAACACGCACGACAAACTTTAATTTTGAAAGGTCTTGTCTTTACCGTCTGAGTGCGCAACTCCTTAAGCATATAACGCCCAGCACACCTATCACATTCCGCAATTGCATGTTTGCCTGACGCAAAACGATTAGGCATAGAACATGTTCCTTGGCACAAACCGCAAAGGAGATGTATCTCGATCTTCCGCAGCGGCCAAATCCCACTGCTGCTCATATTCCATCTTCAATCCAACAACTCGCTGTTGGTCTACTCCGGGCAATTTTGTGCTCAACTGATAAGCCAGACCAGCCACCATACAAGGGATAAAACGAAATGGGATGTCTTGAACCGTCACGCCGGAACCAGCATCCTGAATACGCCGCATACGGTAGTACACAAACATGTACTGGTCACCCGGTGCATTCGGCGTTGGCCAAACGTTAATTGCCGGAAGGTTCTGAACCGTTATAGCCGCACCCGAAGTGTGCGCGGCTGCCGTTGTGTTGTTTTGCCCGCGAGCGCAATTAAGCAACTGGTTGTTTACAGGGTCTACGTTAGGGTAGCTGATGGTTTCACTACCAATTTTGATAAAACCGGCAGTCGTCAGATTGGCCACAGACGAAACGGTGATGGTCGTGGCAGTACTGGTAATGGTTGCAGCCAATGTGGCTGTGCTCAAGTTTTCTTGTCCAGACTGGCGGTTGAACCAAACTTGAATAGGACGCCCTTGAGCCAGCTTGTTTGGCAAGCTCATATAGGTAGGTTCTGCAATCCGGCTGATGTTGATATCAATCTGATTACTTGTACCGTTGTTCTGACGGATCACAGTGTCTAACAAATCAATCGTATCTACGGGCACTGGATAGATGGCTTGCCCAGTCACCATGGGAATCTGACCCTGCTCAACCGTCCAAAAGTTGATACCCCGATTTGCCCACTCGATGGTCAGGATGTTTAAAGACCTGCGGGCCGTGCGAAAGTTATAGCCTGTACGCAACTCCTGACCGCAACGCTCAAACGCCTCCTCAATGAGGTCGTTCATGTCGAGGTTAAAGACTGTGGTTCCGGTGGTCGATGCCATTATCTAAATCCTGCTGTTTTCTTTGCAATCGTTTTAGGTTGGGCTACGAATTGTTTTCCGGCAGCTTTTCCTGCCCGCTTGGCTTTGGTCGTTGCAGCGTACTCAGCAGGGCTGAGACTTTTAATCGCAGCTTCTGGAAGATATCGCTCACCTGTTTTACTAGACGGTTTTCCACTCTTGGTTCTCCATTTCTGGTCACCCCAATCCTTTAAGGATTTTTGAGGCGCTTTCAATCTCGGTAGCCCCCGCCAGCAGCTTTATATTTCTTAGCCACTAACTGAGCCTTACGTGCCGACCATTGCCCCGCACCAGTGCCGTGAGTTGCCGCTGCTTTTACCTGCGACACAATCCGCTTGCGCAGACTGGGTTTGGTGTAGTTACCAGCAGCATTACCCTTGCCACCCTCTTTGTACTGGGTGAAATCAGTGTCATCCCGACGAGGCTTTCTAGCCCCGCTCGGCATTTTGCTGGCGCGAATTGCGCCCATACCACGGGATGCCATCATAATTTAACAGGCGTAACCGCCGCCTTTCATGGTAATCATGGTGCCTTTGGTCTTGCCTTTGACGCAGCAGCCATCAGCGCGTTTGGAAGCAGAAGAAACGGAGCCGCCCTTTTTGTACGCATTCCCCATCTCATCAACTCGTCCGGCTTTCATGTTTTCTTTGAATTTTGCACCCATTTCGGCACGGGCAGCAGCATTTTCAGTGGCATTTTTCTCAGCTTCAGCTCTAGCTTCGTATTTTTCTTTTGCGTTTTTTTCAAGCACACCCCTTAAAGCTGCCGCCTCTTCTGGAAAATTATCAACGTAAACAGACTTAGTTGCCGCTTTAGGTGCGTACTCAGTATTTCTTAAAGACTGGCTATAAGCCTTATCGGCTTTTTTTCGGTCTTTTTCGTCCTGCACATCTTGAAGCATTTGTTTTTCGCTAGGCATAAAAGGCTCCTTGAATTAGCACATCTTCCCACGTGTCTTACCACGCTGGGCAATACCATCACCACGCTTGGAAGCAGTCATACCACCTTTTTTCATACCACCGGGCATAAAATCACTTTTATCTTCAGCACTAGAAGAAGACATACCACTTCTTGGCATGGATGACGGTGTGGGTTTAAAGTTATCTGCTACCTCTTTTGCAGTTACTTCACGTGATCTATCTGCTGGCTTAGCTGGGGAAGGCATGAGGGAAGCAACTTCTTTTGCGGTTGCAGTGTCAGGGCTATCAATTGTGAGAGAACGTTCTTCAGACACGGACACGGGTGCTTTTGTTCCCGCACTGCCACGGCGAGTTAAACCACGCTCTGCGTTTAGAAAATCACGCAGAGACATACCGGATTTGTCAAGCTCTGCCTTTGAAACAATCGGATTGCCGTTTCTATCCAGCTTGCGATTTAGTGGGTTAATTGCCATGTCGTTCTCCTTAAATTAGCACTTGGCCATTCCGCCTTTTTTCATCACGCGGGAACCGATGCCGTTAGGCACGCCGGAACCGGCCATCTTGACTTGCATACCTTTGGTTTTACCCTTGGTTGCAACGCCATCACGGCTAGGAGCCGCTGTCTTAACTTTGCCCATAGACGAAGCTGCCATGCCGCCAGAAGCCATCTTCTTAGCTGCGCCGCCTTTTTTCATCGGCATTTCTGCCTTGTCGCCAGCTTTAGCTCCGGCTTTTTTCTTAGCTATCATCGCCATAAAACCGGGGTTCATTTTTGAAGCCATAGTATCACCACCTTTTGAAAATTTGCGGCCCTTGTCCGCGTTGGAAAAATCCTTGCCCACGG